CCTACCCGCGCCGAATTATAAGCCACGCCGTCATTTATTCCCGCCGTTGACGTGTTAATATTTGCGGCGACGGGTGTTAAATTGCTAACACCCGTAATCGCGTAATTATCATTGCGCGTCAGCCGTAACACATCGCCCGAAATGTTTTTAACTGATAAATCAAACACCGCTTGTCACCGCCTTAATAAATGCCGTCTGCTGCTTTGACTGCCTGTATATTTCAAGGCGGTTCAATGCTTTCGGGCTGTTGTTGGTTTGGTTAAATGTGTAATTGTTTACCGTGCTGTTTGTACTGTTGTTTCCTGCTGCTCTGCCGCCTAACTGCTGCGACATTTCAGCAGCAACGCGTTTGATCCACTGTGTATTTTTTTCAAGGGGCACAACCGCTTCCGCGCCGTCGCCCTCTAAATATCCGACCTGTCCGCGTTTCAGTACGCCGCCCTTTGCGAGTTCGGGAATTTGCGGGATTTTCAGCGGGTTTTCACCCCATAACCCTTCAAACGGTTTTATTCCCAAAATATCAACGTTTCTGATCGTGTTCAACATATCGTTAATTGCATTGAACGGGATTGAAATAACCTTGTTAATTCCGCGAATAATCGCATTAACGACCGTCGTAAATGCCGAAACGATACCGTCCTTGATACCGTCAAAAATTTTTCCGCCCGTTGAAAAAACGTCTTTGACCGCCTGCCACGCTGCCGAAAATTTTTCACGAAACCAATCGACCACAACACCGAATACGGACGTTATACCGTCCCACGCCTCCGCTGCACCCGATTTGATTTTGTCCCACATATTCGCGAAAAATCCGCCGACGACTGAAACGAGATTATCAATAAAATTTTTGAACCCCTCACAATTATCGTAAATCAGTTTAAACGCACCTGCGAACGGGTTCACGATCAGCAATAACAACGACTGCCAATTTTCCTTGATAAAATCCCAAATGCCCGTAAAAAACGATTTAATGCCGTCAATCGCAAATTTCGCGGTTTCTTTGATCTTGTCCCACAAACCTATCCAAAATTCGCGGAACGCGTCAGATTTTTTCCACAACACAACGAACGCCGCAACTAACGCCGCGATCGCCGCAACGATCAGTCCGACGGGGTTTAACGACATTACAAGGTTTAACGCCGCCTGCGCAACGCCGACCGATTTTATAATCGGGATCAGTATTGTAAATGCTGTGATAATGCCCTGTATAATCGTAACCGCTTTGAACGCTACGAACGCCGCGCCAATACTCGAAATAATCGCGATAATTTTATCGCCGTTTTCGATGATCCACGGGATCGTGTCGCCCTTTAACCATTCGACGAATGATTTGATCGTTGGTTCTAATTCGTCCATTATTGGCTGTAACAAATCGACTTTGATAATTCGCCCGATTTCATCAAACGCGCTGCCCAAATCGTTGTATTTGATCGCGTCGATTTCCGACAATGTTTCCGCGGTTTTATCCGCTTCGCCGTTGACGTCGGTTAATGCTTTTACGCCCTCAATGCCTAAATCTTCCCACATTGTACCGAACAAATTAACGCCTGCTTGGTTTTGTACAACGGCGTCGTCCATATTGAACAATGCGGTCAAAACGTCATTTGTTGCCTGCTGCGCACTTTCGCCGCCTGCTGCAAAACGGGCGCGCATTTCGCCGGCGTCCATATTTAACAGTTCATACGCTTCATCGGTTGATGTTGCGGTGTCTTTGGCACGTATGCCAAATTCTTTCATTGCGTCGCCGAGTTTATCGACGCTAAATGTTCCCGCTGCTGCACCGTTTTCAAGGCTGTTGAAAAACTGTTCTGCGCTGTAGCCCTGCTGTTTGTAATGCACGGAATATTCGTTAATGCTGTCGAGCAGATCGCCGTTTTTGTCAAGTCCGTTTTGTGCGCCCTGTGCGATCAGATTAAACGCTTCGTCGCCTGTTATGCCGAATTGATCCATTAACATATTGGCGGCGCGCATTGTTTCGTTGACTTCAAAACCGAATGTGTCGCGTAAAATAATAGCGTTTTTGGTTAATTCCTGTATTTTTGACGGGTCGGTTTCCTTTGACGTCTGCGCGACCTGTGCCATTGCGTCGGCTACGTCGTTCAGACTTTCGCCGTAATTGTTTTTATATAATTCGGATATCTGATCTTCAAATTCCGCCATTGCGTCGGTTGACGTTCCCGTTTTGGTTTGGAATGTATTAAACGCTTGATCGGACGCCGTTGTGAGTTCTTTCAGACTGTCAACACACCATTTGATCCCGTCCGCAACCAAATTCGCGATCACACCCTTTGCGATGGTGAACCCGTCCGACAACGTTTGAACGCCGTCGCTTGCGTCGTCTGCTGCGTCTCCGATATAGTCCATAGCAGCCGCGAACCAGTCCGCCGCACTGTCGGCATTGTTTAACGCCGTTTTGTTTGCGTTCAGATCGCCCGATAACTGCGAAATTTTCGCCGCGAGCTGCTGCGCTTCGTTGGTTGCTTTTTTACCCTCAACGACATAATTTGAATATTCGCGCTGTAGCCGCTTCAAGTCACTTTCCTGCTGCGAAATTTCGTTTGATAATTTGTCGTATGCGGAAATGTTATTTTGTGCAGCGTCGCCCGCGTCGTCGGTTGCGTTTGTAACCTGTTCTAATTGGGTTTTATAGCTGTTCAGTTCGGTGTTTGTGCGGTTTATGTTCGCCTGCTGTTTGTTGATCTGTATTAACAGTTCTTGCGCTTCTTTGGAATTTTCGCCCATTGCTTCCGCGGTCAAATCGTACTGCTTTTTCAGCAGATCAAGTTTTTTATTTTCCGCGTCCTGCACGCTTTCCAACTGCGATATTTTCGCGGTCAGTCCGTCCGCGCTGCTGCTCCAATCGTCCATAGCCGACGCCGCCGCGGAAAACTGCGCGTTTGCAAGTCTGATTTGACGGTTTGCGTCTGTAAGTCCCTTTTTCAGTCCCGAAATATCGGCTTTGAACCGCATTGTTGTTTCGTTGTTGTTTGCCACGTTATCACCACCCGAATATTAAAACCAATTATCACCCGCGGGTTTCATTATGCGTTTTTTCTTCCGCTGTTTTTTCAGTCGCCGCACGATCAAAAATATTTCGTGTGCGGGTGATCTGCGAATTGTAACGGGTGTGAACGCGGGGAAACGTTCACACAAATTACATTCGAGATCAAAAAACACTTGATATAGGGGCGTGTTATCAATTACGCCCCCTTGTGGTTTTTTGACATTAACGCCCTTAATTCGTCCATTGTGTATTTTACGATATCCACAAACAGCGGAACGAGTTCCTTGACCTTTGTGCGCTTGATTTCGTCGTCGGTCAGCCCGTCGAAAATCTGCTTTAAGAATGGTTTCAGATTATTCAGCGTCTTGATAACAACTTTTACGACCTCTTTTTCGTCGTTCAGATTATCAAAATCAATAACGTCGAGTAAATCCTCAACAGTACCGAACATAATGTCGATTTCTTCCGCAACATATGTTTTTTCGATGTTCTTTCCGTTGTAAATATTAAGTTTCAGATCAGCCATTTTAAAACCCTCATTTCATAAAATTTTGATATGTAAACGGCGCGGAATAATCGGAATTACCCGCGCCAAAAAATCAGCCTGTTGACTTTACGGTTACTGTATCGGGTGTCTGTACGCTGTCGAAAAATGTTGACAAATCCGCCTTGTCGAAACGTTCGTCAACGATAACGCCCTTAACAGGTGCTTTTTCCCACGATGTACCGTTATACTTGCCCTTTGTGAATTTGTGTGTTGTTGCAATGCCTGTGAACGTCAGTTCGGTGTTTGTTGTGTCTGTACCGTCGTTTTCGGTTTCGTTAGTTTCGTCGGGAATACCGAATGTTCCCTTTAAACGCCATACATAACGATACTTACCGTCTGTACCCTTTGTTCTATAACCGATCGCGAAATACTTGACAACACGTTCGCCGTCAATCATCATTCCCGTTGTTGCGTCAAATGACTTTCCTGTGATCTCTGCGAGTGTTTCAAGGGACGGGGGCGCGATCGTCAGTGTGATTTCGTCCGCTGCTTCGGACGATACAACGATCATTGGGTTGTTGTCGTAATAATGCGCTTCGTTGCTGCTGTCTGTTGATTTTGCGATCGTTGCAACGGGTGACAGTGTTTTTACTGTGCCTGTAACATAACCGCTGCCGTCGCCTGTTTCGTTGTCGTCGTTTGTAACCTCTGCATAAACGAGATTATCAACGCCGCGAAATTCAAAAATATCAGCCATTGTTAAAACCTCCTTAAATACATTACATCAACCCCGCGCCCGTCGTGCGTTGGTTCGTCGCTTGCGACGCTGTAACCGTCGCCGCTGATTATAAAACCCGCTGCGTGCAATTTTGTAATTGCAGCGCGTAAAACGCTATAAACATTAGCGGGGTTGTTGCTGTAAAAATTAATTTCGTACCTGTATAACACCGACGCCGCGGCGTTGTCGTAATGCGTGCCGTCTCTACTGCTGTTATTCCAAAATGTGAAAAAATCGTCGGGGCATGGTTCATTAGGTAATAACGAACCCTGTAACATTACGGGATAACCGAACGTTGACAGCGTGTCGATCAGTAAATCTTCCACTTTTACCCCTCCAAATCTTCAATGGCATTTTGTAACGCTTCCGAAACGGTTTCGAAAAATGCTTTGTTGGTTTTCGCCTTTGTGTAAACATCTTCAAGTATTGGATCGGGTTGCATACGGGGCGTTCCTGTTATCAATAACGTTCCAACGCCGTTTTTGGTTTTATCAAAACCAATACCGATCATTGCAACCGAACCGCCCCACGTTACCGTTGGTTTTCTGATAACGGTTTTCGCGGTATTACCTGTTGAATATTCACCATCTGCGGGCAACCACTTTTTCTGCATACCCTCTATTGTGTCCGCTGTCGGATCGTCCGCCGCCTGCTCCAACGCGTCCGAAACGATTTCCTTTAAATCTCCGTTCAATTTGTTGATTTTTTCAAGGTATTCGTCGAACCCGTCAAATTCAGCGTAAAATTTACGGCGTTGCTTCTTTCCGCCGCGACTGCCTTTGTAACCGCCCATATTACGCACCCCCGCGAATTTCACGGATTTTGAAACGCATAAATTGACAACGCATTTCAATATTTTCGGGCGTTCCCAAAATTTCATACACACCCCCGTCAGCCGTTATAACGCGGCTGTCGGCGGTAATATCGGGGTTGTACCACGTATCAACAACGGCGGTATTCTCAACGGTTAACGC